AACACAAATAAGTTAATACAAAAAGGCTCTTTAACACCGAATATGTCACCAAGTAATATATCTAATTTAGGTTTTAATAAATCTACGTGGGCTGGATATAATACGCCAAAAACTTATAAATTTGAATTTGTGGATACTTCTGATGAATTAGAAACTGAATTTTCAAATAGTTCTAGAATGAAAACAGGAACTAATAATCAAGTTGTAGCTTTTATTGTAGGTTGGACTGATAAAATTTGGGGTCCCCCAGAAAAAGTAAACGCTAGTTCTATTCATGAAATATCAAAAACAAATGATTTACAAAATTTAATTAATAGTGAAAAAAATATTAAAAGTGCATTAGTTAAAATAAATGCTAAACCTAAAATTTATGGAATACAAGCTCATTACTTAATATTGACAGATGGAAGAATACAAAGAGGTAGACCTATAGATGAAACTAGAAATCCAGACACTTCTTCATTTGATTTAACTGGTGTTCAAGTTACTATTGTTGCAAACACTGAAAATCCAGTTAATGATGAGCAATTAGCATCATTAAAAAAACTTATATCTAAAGCTTATAAAGTTGTTCCAGGGCTTAACTTATTTGGTGATTACGAAATGGATCAAAACAAATTAGGTCCTGCAATAGATATGGATTCTTTAAGAGACGTGTATGGAAAAGCAAACTCTATAACTAATCCAGAAGAAGGCGGTAACGGTCCTAGTAGAAAAGAAATGGTTTTTACAAAACCTTCAGTTATAGCTCAAGGATCAAAAACAAAATCAGTCGAACCTTTTAGTTTTAGTAAAATACAAAAAGACTTTGAAAAAATAGATTTAGCAACTGGTAAAGAACTTCCGCCTGATGCACAAAAAGATTTAGACGCTGGATTAAAAGCATTTGATGATCTTAAAAAAGGAAAAATAGATATTGATAAAGGAATATCTCAAGCTATAAATGATCCTAAAAATTCTGCAGCAAAGTTACAAGGCGATGCCATTATTGGTAAACTTACTGGCGGATTTGATAAGAATAAAATTTCAGTCGATTCAATAGCTAAAAAACTTGATACAAGCAATTTAAAAAAATTATTTAGAAGATAGGATTAAATTATGTCAATGGAATCTCAAAATTTTACAGTACCTGAAGGAAAAGCTAGTTCATTAAAAAATAAAGAAAACGGCTTTTCTGATCCTAGCGGTATATTTCCTAAAGTTGAATATGAAGAAACATCGTCAGTCAACGAAATAGCAAGAGGATTTAAAAGAGTAAACGTTGAACTAGGTGGTTCAGTAAAAGATATTGATTTTGATTTAAATGAAGAAGCAGTATCAACTTATCCTAATTCACAAGTCAAAGAAACTGCATCAGGTCATATTGTTGAATACGACGACACACCAGGCTCTGAAAGAGTTATGATAAGACATAATTCTGGTTCAGGCGTAGAAATGCGAGCAGATGGATCTGTAGTGTATTCATCAACAAAAAATACAGTAAGAGTAACAGCACAAGATGAAAAGGTTATAGTTGATGGTGATGGCGAATTACAATATAATGGTAACTTAAAATTAAAAGTTGCAGGAGATTTTGATGTTGAAGTTGGTGGAGACTTTAATGTGAACGTCAAAGGCGATATGGAACAAAATATAAGAAGAGGCCTTATTACTGATGTTGCTGGAACTGTTGAAACTCAAATTGTAGGAAGTAAGTCAGAAACTATTGGTGGAGGATCTACTACGCTAATACACGGCGATAAGAATGATATTATTAAAGGTTCATTTGCAGAAAACATTCAAGTAGATCATAATTATGCGGCCGGTGGCACATTAATGATGACTGCAGAAAAAGAAGTAACTCTTTCAACTAAGAGCGCAAACATTACAGCTTCTTCTTTAGCTGTTCTAGGCGATAGTGGAACTATTGGTGGTCATCAAATGATTTATTACGGCCACACTGCTCATATTCCTCGAGTAAATTCAACATCTGTGCATGCTACACAAGGTGTTATTGCTGATGTTGGAATGACTGCTCCAACTTTTAATGGTAATTTATCAGGCAATGCTAACACTGCAGGAACTGCTGGAACAGCTGCAGTTGGACCATCGGCAGGATCGGCTCAAGGAATAGTATCAATTATACCAGCTACAAGTACTTCGACAGTTCAACCTACTACTGAAATATTAAATGATGCATTAGAAAAATCAGGTGTAGCAATTAAGAGAGTTCACATTGATGACTTTAATCAATTGTTTAATCGATTAGATCGTACAGCACACTACGGCGGTGTTTCGAAAGTAGACTTAACGACTAAAGAAGCTAGATCAAAATTAAGAGACCCAAATAACGCAAGTAACACTACGTTTATTTCAGCTCTTATATCAGATGGCACAATATCACCTTTTGCTACAAGGCTTTCACCATTATCAACGGGTAGAATAGTTGGTAAAGAAACAGCAGCAAGAAGAGGAAATGACGAATTAGGTAGAAGTCAAAACTCAACTAAATTATATAAGGCATAACAATGGCAGTTTCAACAGTAGATTTATTGGTAGATCAAAAATACAATCCAGTATTTCAAGATTCAATAACAAGTAAAACAAAACTTGCGTCTGGAATATCAATGGCAAAGTTTCTTGGTGGTGACAACGATCCTGTAACATTGACACATATTACAGATGACAATCAAAAAGTTTTACTAGCAAAGCAATATGTATTACATGCAGAAGCAATGAAAACAATTAATTCTCAAGATTCAACAAAAGAATTTAAAGATTTTAGATTACAAGTTGTAGAAGGATTATATAGAGCAGAACCCGGTGAAAACTTAGATGTTAGTGACGGATTAAATTACTTAATGTCTAGAGGTTTAGCTGTTGTATATGAATTAATTGGATTAAACGGTAAAATTGCTATAGAAAAAACATTTGATTTAGCTGTATATTGGAAAGATAATATACAATTTGATAAAATGATTTTAGATTACGATAATTACAATCCAGATGGCACGCTTAATGCTCAAATTATATTAGTAATGCCTGAAGTAATATCACCTTGGACTGTTACATTTAATAATAACGTAGAAACAAGATATAATAATATTAATCAGGTTACAAATGAATTATTAGAGGTATTAAGAACAACTGTTGACGCATAACTTATATAAATAGATCAAAAGGAAACATAATGCCAACAAGAGCTTTTTCAATTGAAGATGGTAATATAGGAACTAATACTTTAGTTTCAAGTAGAACTGAAACTTATAAAGATATTGATTTAACTTTCACAAAAAAAGCTTCTGGTGATATTTTTAAAAAAGAACATGCTGCTTCTGTCAAACAAGCAATTAAGAATTTATTATTAACAAACTTTAGTGAAAAGCCTTTTCAACCAAGATTTGGTGGTAATTTAAATTCTTTTCTTTTTGCTTTAAACACAGATGTTGATGACGAAGATTTAAGAGAACAAATAATACAAGCAGTTGAAATATTCGAACCAAGAATTCAAATATTAAATATTGATACAAATTTACGCGATGATTCACACGAAATAAAAGTCACAATTACTTTTAAAATGATTAATACATCACAAATTGAAAGTACACAAGTGAACTTAACGAGGTTAAGATAAATGGCAACAACTATTAGATCAACTCAATTAGATTTTAACACTATTAAAAGTAGGTTAAAAGATTATTTAAAGCAACAAACTGAATTTGCTGATTACGATTTTGAAGCATCAGGTTTAAGTAATATATTAGATGTATTGGCATATAATACACATTTTATGGGTTTAAACGCAAACTTTGCTCTTAACGAATCATTCATGAACACAGCGCAACTTCGAAGCTCTGTAACATCATTAGCAGAAGGATTAGGATACGTTCCAAAATCTTATTCTTCATCAAAAGCAGACTTAAATCTTGCTGTTCAAATATCAGCAGATACAAGACCTACTCTTATAACGTTGCCAAGAGGTACATCATTTACGTCAAGTGTCGGAGAAATTTCATACACTTTTCAAACAAGAGAAAATTTTATAGCTACAGACGATGGAACAGGATTGTATCAGTTTTTAAATGCTACAGATGGAGTTGCTATACCAGTTTTTGAAGGTACAGAAAAAACTAAAACTTTTTTTGTAGGCGACGTAGCTGATAATCAAGTATACGTAATTCCAGATATTACAATAGACACTTCAACTATACGTGTAAGAGTTTTTCCAACTGCAAGTTCATCTTCATTTGATACTTATATTAACATACAACGCGCATTAAGAATTACTAATGATTCAAAGTTTTTTCAAATAAAAGAAGTTCCAAATGGATTTTACGAAATAATATTTGGCGATGGCACAACTACAGGAAAAGCACCAGTTGCTGGTAATAAAATAGTAATTGATTATTTATCAACACAAGGTACAATTGCAAATAATGCTTCTTCATTTTCCCCATCATCAGATGTGACTGTTAATGGTATAGATTATACTCTTGTAACAACAACTGAGGCTGCTTCTGCTGGTGGCGCATACAAAGAAAGCATTGAGTCTATAAGACAAAACGCTCCTATAGCTTTTACTTCTCAAAGAAGATTAGTAACTGCAGAAGACTATAAAGCTCAAATACAATCAAACTATGGCGGGTTTTTAGATGATGTAACATCATATAGTGGAGCAGATTCTGTACCAGCAATATATGGAGTAACGTATATTGGTTTAAAATTTAAAGCAGGTGTAAGTGCATCAAGACAACAAAATGTTAAAGACCGAATTAAAACAGACCTTACAGATAATATGGCAATTATGTCGATAAATACAGAATATGTAGATCCTGTAACAACTTTATTAGAAATTTCAACTACCTTTAATTTAGATCCAGATTTAACAGGTTCAACTTCACAAGCTCTTCAAACACAAGTTCAAAATACAATAAACAATTTTTTTACAACTAATCTTAAAAAATTTAATAAAGTTTTTAGAAGATCTAATTTATTAACTCTTATAGACGCTTTGGATCCATCAATTTTAAACTCTAAAATGGAAATTAAGTTAAAACAAAGTTTTGTACCAACTGCTAATATACCTTTATCTTATACTATATCATTTCCAGTTTCCTTAGCTGAACCAGATGATACAATTTCGTCTTTAACAACTTCTCAATTTACTTTTAATTCTCAAACTTGCTCTATAAAAAATAAAGTAGGAACTACAAAATTACAAATAATATCAATAGATGGCACTATTGAAGTTGATAATATAGGAAGCTATAACAATTTAACTGGGATAGTTAATTTAGTAGGATTTAAACCAACTTCATTTGAAGGAAGTGAAATAAGTATATCAGTATTTCCAGCAAATCAGAATACTATAAGACCTTTAAGAAATTACATATTAGATATTGATACAACATCATCATCAAGAGCAGTCTTAGATTTTCAAAATACAGCGGTTAGTATATAAATGTCAATTGATTATAAAAGTAAAAGAAGATTTAAATCTTTTCAAAATAGAAAAGTAAGAGAAGCGCTACCTGAGTTTTATACTTCTGAATTTCCGACTTTAGTTACATTTCTAGAAAAATATTACAATTTTATAGATTCTGCTGATGGCGCTCATGCCTTTGGAAGTAATGCAAATCAGTTTTTTGCTAAAAAAGATATAAAAGAAATGCCAGCAAACTTA